GTTACCGTATGCGGACCGCGCCTTTTTTACACTGCCAGCGTAATAATCAGGTTTACTGTTGCAAATTAGATACATGTAGGCGCTTGACGTACATATAGACAAGAAAAGCTTGTTTTTAACTTTTAACCGGGTTAAATTTGACTCGTGGCGATTGTTTCAAAATCTGAGTTTGCAAAAATGGCGGGTGTCAGCGCGGCGGCGATAACGAAGGTGGTGGCGACTGGCAAGGTTCTGGTCAGGCCCGACGGCAAGATTGACACGGACACTTTACCGGCTCGCGCCTACCTGGCCCAGATTCGAGAGCGGCGGAAGCTACCGCCTGAATCGTATCCGCAATACAGTTCGACGGACAACCCAGGGGGCCGGCTGCCTGGCCGAGTTCGGTCGATGGATGACACCGACGATGGCGACGACATAGACCCCGACATCCGAAGTCGGTTGACGCGGCGAGAATTCGAGATAGAGAAGATCAAACACCAGGCTTTGGCCCTGAAGCTCAGGAACGCTCAATCCATCGGAACGCTCGTCTTGAGAGAGCATGTCGACAAGGCGCTTATCGGCCCCGTGAACACGTTTTGCGTTCGTCTCTTGACCGACTGTGCGAAGACCATCGCGGCCCAGGTGCGCCCGATGGTGCTTGGCGGCGCCACTGGCGAGGAAGTCGAGGAGTACATCCGGGGGCAGCACTCAACGCTTTTGAGGAATCTTCAGGCCCAAATGAAGAGAGCTCTCCGTGATGAGACGTCCGAATGAGTTCGACATCAAGGGGCGGTCCTCCGGGTACTTGGAGCGCCGGCTTGACTCGCTCATCACGACCATCGAGTATAAAACCCCTGTCGATTACAACCAGGAAACGCGATACCTTCCGCAGTCGGTGACACGGTTCTCGGGGTATATCAACTATGACATGACGCCTTACTGGGTCGAAATCCTGAACAACTTCGATGTCCAGTCGCCAGTTCGAGAAACCATAGTCAAGAAGGGGGTTCAGGTTGCTTACACGACGGCGCTTGAATCCGTGGTGCTCTACGTTGCGGGGCACGTGCGGACGGTTCCGGCGATGTACGCCACGGCGGACCTTGGGCTCGCCAACGGCCGCATGTCAAACAACATCATCCCGATGTTTCAGCAGTCCGGCCTCGATATCTTCCAATCATCGGACGAGGACTCGACACGGAAACGCGGAATCACAAAGAGCCAGCTCCAGTGGATCGGCGGCGGGTACTTGATTCCCTACGGCGCAATCAATGCGGCCAAGATGCGCCAGTTTTCCATCATGTACATGCTCATGGACGAGGTGGACGCTTGGAAGGCGTCCGTCGGGTCCGACGGCGACCCCATCCGGCTTTTCAAGGACAGATGCGCGGCGTTCTGGGGAGTAAGGAAGATCATGATCGGCTCTACCCCACTTCTAAAAGGTGAAAGTCACATTGACCGGCAGTTCCTCAGGGGAGACCAACGGGAATACCGCGTAAAGTGCCTCAAGTGCGGATTTCCACAGGCACTCGTGTGGAGCAAACGCAACCAGGAGACCGGCCAAAAATACGGAATGGATTGGGACTATCTCGACTCGGGAGAGCTCGACATTGATTCGGTTCGCTACCAATGCCAGAACTGCGGACATGCCCACCAGGAACACGACAAGCCGAAGTTGATCCACAAGGATAACGGAGAATGGGTTCCAACGGCGGAGCCCAAGGAGCCAGGGATCCGGTCGTATCACATCACCTCGCTTCTCTCGCCGGCGGGCATGCAGCCTTGGAGCAAGGCCGTTGCGTTGTGGCTCGAAGCATGGAACCCGGCGGCGAACCGCGTTCGGGACGTCCGAGCGCTCCAGGTCTTTTACAACAATGTGCTCGGCGAATCGTTCGAAGTCATGGGGAGTAAGATTTCTTTCGCCGCGGTTTCGGCGCATCGGCGCCGATGCTACGTCAAGGGACAGATTCCAAATTCGCAGATCGTCGAATGGTGCCCGTCTCCCGTGCTCGTGGTGACGTGTTCGGTTGACGTCCACAAGGACAGCTTGTTCGTTGCGGTTTGGGGCTGGACCGCTGATATGTGCTGTTGGCTCATCGACTATATCCGGATCCGAGACGATTCGGAAGTAGGATGCGGAAACCTGGAATCTCCGGCGTGGTCTAAGCTTCGCGAAATCATCGAGCAACGGGTGTTCACGGCGGACGACGGCCGGCGGTATCGCATCGCCGTTACCCTGGTTGACGCCGGGTGGAGCCCTTCCACAGTGACCGATTGGTGCGCTCAATACGAAAGCGGTGTCTACCCAATCGTCGGACGCGACCGAGTTGGCAAGGCCCAGGCCATCCAGGAATTCGCCCCGTTCAAGACCCAGTCGGGAACCGTAGGATACCGGCTCCTCGTGGACCACTACAAGGACCGCATCGCGCCAGTGCTCCGAAGAGAATGGACGCCGGAATACGGAATTCAACCACAGTACACGTTCAACGCGCCCATGGATACGACCGACGCCGAGCTCAAGGAGCTCACTCGGGAGGTTCGCCGCGAGAAGGAGCTTCCAAACGGTGGAACAACACACGTCTGGCACCGTCCGCACGGAGCAGCAAACGAGCTTTGGGATCTCATGGTCTACGGTCATGCGTCGGTTGAGATTTTGGCATGGGCGATTTGCGTGCAGCACTTCGGGGACGAAACCATCGATTGGGCTCGATTCTGGGATTATATCCAGGCGGAAAGGCTATTTGAGGCCAAACAATAGGAAGGTGCACAATGATAGAAGAATACTATGGGGAATTGTTTTTGATGCCGATACCGTTGGAGTTCAGCGGGAATCGGTGTTCTTACCAGTGCTCTTACTGTTTCGCTTCTGGAAACAGATTCAAGGGTGGTGGTGATTATGCGTCCGTATTGCGACAAATCGAACGGGTTTTCAACAAGGGCTCGAATCCATGGGTTACCTATTTTCTGAGAAACAAATATCCTGTTTGCCTGTCGAATCGAACCGATCCTTTCTCACTCGGAAACACGAGAACCACCATTCAACTTATTCGTTTGTTGTCCAGTCGAGGCGTGCCTGTCTTCGTTCAGACCAAAGGAGGTGATGGGGCGTTTGAAGTAGCTGACTCTATGAGCCCGTCTGTTTGGTATGTTTCCATGTCGTTTTTCGACAATAGGAAACGGTGTAAAATCGAACCGAACACCCCTTCTATAGAGTCGAGAAAAGAGCTTATAGCACACCTGATTCACAAAGGCCATAAGGTTCTAATAGGAATGAATCCTATGGTTCCCGACTGGATACCTGAGTCAGACGCAAGGGCGCTTGTCGATTGGGCCGCGTCCGTAGGTGTTTCAGGAATTATTTCGGCTCGTCTTCACCTTTCGGCAGAACAGCAAAAAAGAATGACGGTTGCGTCCAGGTCTGCTTTGTCCGGTGTGCTACCGTGGGCGGGCAAAAGAACGGTTCCATCAGACGTGGTGAACCATGACAGGTATATTCGTTCGCTTTGCCAAGATGAAGGGGTTGAGTATTTTTCTATCGGGCAACCGTGGCCAACGAAGATTTACGAGCCATTTCGTGAACTGTACCCTAAAACCTTGTCCGTTGTTCACGATTTCATAAATTGGGCATGGAACAACAAAGAAGACGGCGAGGAGGTTCATTTTGAGGAGTTCGAAAAGGTGATGATGGAGCGATTGCCGGGTGGACTGTTCGAGCTGCGAAGCCATTTATGCAAGGTGTGTCGAGTGCTCGGCGCGAAGGGTACGCCCGACTATTGGTCATTTCGAGACATGCTCAAGATATTGTGGCAAGAGTGGAAGCATCCCTGGTGTTTAGTTCGCAACCAAAATTTTGCATTTGACAGCTTGGATGAGGAGTCCTATAGAATAAGAGAGGATGGATACGCAGTATTGCGTTTCAGCCGAGCGGGCTTCGAGGGGCCATGCTCATGACGAAAGGGAAAAAAAATGGACAAGACTCAGTCGCTGGTAAGAAGCAAACTCGCAAGCGGGATGACCATGTACGGGAAGTCGGGCAAGAAGCTGAAAAGGCCGCGAATGGCTTAACGATCCATTGCGCGTATGACGCGCTGGTCAAGGTTTCAGATCTTCGTACTCATCCCAAGAACCCCAATCAACACCCTCGTGAACAGATAGACCTTCTAGCAAAGGTAATGCAGTCGAATGGCATCAGACAGGCGATTTGCGTCAGTAAGCTATCCGGATTCATTACCCGTGGCCATGGCCGGTTGCTGGCGGCCCGAAAGTTGAAGCTCAAGGAATACCCTGTTGATTTTCAAGATTACAAGTCAGAAAAAGAAGAGATCGCCGATCTGGTTGCCGACAACAAGATTCAAGACTATTCATATCTGGACATCGAAAAGGTGAGCGATCTTCTGGGTGATTTTGATTCCAAAAGCTTTGACGTTGGCAACCTCGGTTTTATGGAATCTGAAAGGGACTTGCTGTTTCAGTTTGATGTGTCGCCACAAACGGGCCATGAAGACCAACACCCACCGAATAGCGGTAATGAACGGGCGAGCGACGAGAACACAGCCGGAAAGCGAAAACAGGCAAAATTCCTATGTCCCCGTTGTGGTTGGAGCGACACATAAGGGTCATAAAAACCCCACCACTTGAACCTTTTTTCACTTTTTTCATAAAAATAGTTGCAAATAGTATACGGGTAGATTTATACCTGGGTTATGGATGACACATACATCCAAGCCCGTATCGACTCATTCGAGTCAAAAATTACCCTCTATGAATCCGCCCTAGAGGCGCTGGCCGGCGGCGCCCACTCCTACACAATCAACACGGGTCAGACGGTTCAGACCGTCTCGAAAGCCAACCTGGAAGCCGTCCGGAAGACCCTGGACTGGCTATATGAACAGCTCGAATACTGGACAGGCCGATTGAGCACCAACCCGAGCGGGTCAATCGTCGTGAGGCCCTACACATGAACTGGTTTTCCAAATGGTTTTGGGGGCCAAAGGGCGAGGACGGCGTTTCAGCGACGACAACCGAGTATATCTCGCCGCCTTCATTCTACGGTGGCGCCAAGTACCCCGGTGGAGTCGGGGGGCTTGTTGATTCTATCATCGGCCTGGACTACTGGACCTTGAGGGAGCGTTCCTCGGCTTTGTTCAGCGTCAACAGCTACGCTCGCGGCATCATTAGGCGCCTGGTGACCAACGTCATCCATTCCGGGCTCGAAGTCGAGGTCATTCCCGAAGAGCAGGTTCTAGGCTTGCCAGAGGATTCCTTGACCGACTGGTCGGAAATCATCGAAAACCGGTTCTCTATTTGGGCGAGATCTCCTGTGATTTGCGATATTCGAGGCTCGCGTACCTTCGGCGAGATTCAAAAAGCCATTTACCGCGAGGCCCTTGTGGGCGGTGATTGCTTGGTCATTGTGAGACAGGACGCTCGAACGGCCCTACCCCAGCTCGAAGTTATTCCCGGTGAAAGGGTTCAATCTCCGCTGTTTTCCGTCGCGGACAAGAACATCGTCGATGGTGTCCACTTGGATTCCAATGGACGACACTTGGGATACTACATTTACAAGTCGGGTACAGGCATCACCGGCGAGTATGTCTATGTGCCGGCTTTCGGACAGAACACGGGGCGCCGGCAAGCGTGGCTCGTCTACGGAGCCGACAAGCGCGAAGACGGCGTCCGGGGCGAGCCGCTTCTCAGCATCGCCATACAGCCTCTCGCCGAAATAGACCGATACCGCGATTCAGCTCAGCGGAAGGCCCTCATAAATTCGATGTTGGTCGGGTTCATCAAGCGCGCGGACAAGGGACCGTCGAGCTTGCCCGTGCAGGGGGCCGCGGTTCGCAAAACCCAGGCGCTTGATTCTTCGGGTACAACGTCGAAACCGATTTCCATTTCGGAAATCATGCCCGGCGTGTTTATGGAGCGACTACAGCCCGGTGAAGAGCCGGCGCCATATTCCATCAACGGCACGGACGTCAACTTCAAGGAGTTCGAGTCGGCGATTCTGACGGGGCTCGCTTGGGCGCTTGAGATTCCGCCCGAAATCCTGCTCCTCGGTTTCGATTCCAACTACTCGGCTTCTCAGGCGGCCCTTAACGAATTCAAGATGTTCCTATCGAAGGAACGAATACGGCTCGGGTCAGAGTGCAATGATTTCATCTTCCGAGACTGGTTCTTGTCCGAGCTGCTTCTTGGGAAGATCCGAGCGCCCGGATTCATGGAAGCCATGAATGACCCTGGTCAATACGACAAAGTTCAGGCCTGGCTTTCAACCGATTGGAGCGGGGCAATCAAGCCGACGGTCGATATCGTCAAGCAGGTATCCGGGTACAAGATGCTTGCAACCGAGGGATGGACAACGAACGACAGGGCCGCTCGCGAGCTCACTGGAACCAAGTATACGAAGAATTGCCGACGGCTGAAAAAGGAAAACCAGCTCAAAATAGACGCCTTGCGCCCGATCCTTGAGGCAAAGAAGGAATTTGGCGAGGCCGTGGTCGACAAGGAATTACAGGCGTCAGCAATCCCGCTTGAAAGGCTGCTTGTAGACGACCTTGAAGGAGAAAATCATGTGGCTGATGCTACAGAGCGAAATTGACCGGATAGAGGCGATCCTATCTTCGCCGATCACGGCGTCCATGCTTGACGGCAAGGTCGCATCCGAAGCCGAGCCGATGGAAGTCTTGCCGGGCGGAATTGCGGTAATCAAGGTCAACGGGCCGCTCATGCCCGAGCGGAGCGCATGGCTCGATTTCTTCGGAGTTCAGCATACAGCCTACAAGGATATCGTATCTCAAACCAAAAGCGCGGTTGAGCGCGGGTCTCGTCGCATCAGATACGACGTCAACAGCCCCGGGGGCACGGTCGATGGTATGGCCGATGCTATGGACGCGATCCGAAACGCCGGTATTCCTACCCGAGCGGTTGCGAAAGACAAGATGGCGAGCGCGGCCTACATGCTGGCATCGCAGACAGACAACATTGTCGCATCGGGTGACATGACGCTTATCGGCTCAGTCGGTGTCGTTTCTGAAATCAGCGTTGATCCGATGGTACGCAAGATCACAAACACGGACAGCCCTAGAAAGCGGCCGGATTTGGATACTCCGGAAGGCGTGGCTGACGTGCGAGATCAACTGGACGACATTTTCGGAGTGCTCGCGGAGCGCATCGCTGCAGGACGAAAGACCACGGTGGAAGCGGTCAAAGAGAACTACGGGAAAGGAGCGGTGTTCACCGCTCGCAAGGCCCTAGAACATGGGATGATTGACTACATCAACAAGCCCAAAGTATCGAAACCAAAGCCAGCCGAGGAATCGGCCGAGGCCCTTGACTTCGGCGAAGGTGCCGAAGAAGGAGAAGTTGAGATGAATGAAGACACGATGAAGGCCGAGGCTTATCAGAGCGGCTTCGACGCGGGAATCAAGCAAGAGCGCGACCGCGTCGTCGCTCACCTGATGCTCGGCAAGGCGTCCGGCGACATGGACGGAGCAATCGCGGATGTCAGTTCCGGCGAGGGGCTGACGGCTATCGTGAACGCTCGCCATGTGGCGGCAGGCATCAAGAAACAGCAAATCGAAGCACGGGCGAACGAAGCGCCGCCGGCCGTTGGCCATGATGGCACTCCGGCGCCCGCGGCGACCCAGGAAGCCAAGGACCTGTCCGACCTTCAGGGGCGGTGCAAGAACTTCGATTTCAACATCGGAACGGAGGCGTAACAATGGCACTCAGCATTCAAAACTATCCGCAGGACATGCTCCTCGTGGGCGGGAATCCCGAATACGAGGACGAGGTCGTCACCATGGACCTGACCGCAACCCAGGGGACGGTCACGGATTCCACAACCTACCCCGTAGCGACTCAGGCAACACTCACCGAGAAGGTCACCGTGGACGGTGGAGCCGAGCAGACCGTCACGTTTACCACGGCCATCGACAAGGGGCGAGCCGTCAGCTCGAACGCCTGGCCCGTGGGGACCCAGGACACCTTGACCGAGAAGATCACCATCGACGGTGGAGCCGAGCAGACGATCACGTTCAGCGGGGCTCTCACTACGGCGGCCCACATTGCGGCGTTCATAGACGCGCATCTCACCGGTGGGTCGGCTGTCGTGGTCGGGACGAACGTTGTCATCTATTCCGATTCTACGGGTCCGACCTCGTCGGTCGCCATCGGAACCGGAACCACGGATGTCACCTGGTCGACTCCCGACAAGTGCAACACCGCCGATGACGTCGCCTCTCAGATGAACACACAGCTCACCGGGTGCAATGTCTACGTGTCCAGCGGACACGTCGTCATCGAGTCCGACACTTCCGGCCTGTCGTCCACCATCGACATCGGGACCGGAACATGCGCACTGGCATGGGGCACCCCTTCGGACGGAACCGGCAAAACCGGAACCATCGCCAAGGGAACCATCCTTGCGAGGAACACGTCCTCGAAGAAGTTCACCACCTACTCGGACAGCGGTTCGACGGGTGAGAACGAGCCCGGGGCAATCATGCCTTACGAGGAAACCTGGACATCGACAGGAGACAAAACCATCCGAGTGCTCAAGCGCGGTACCGTCGCAAAGGCGGACCTCGTGAAGCACGACGACGCAACGGCAATCGACGCGCTGGTCTATGACAAGCTCGTCAAAAACACGGGAGTACTCCCTGTCACGGCGGTTGATCTCTCCGCCTATGACAATGCGTAGGAGGTGAAGAGATGACAACCGAAAAAATCAAGAGGATGGTCGCGGCATACGACGAAGAGCTTTCCGTCCCGTACTTCCTGTCGAGTCTGTTCCGTAGCCCCGCCGAGAATTTCGTCGGGTCCGCGGAGCTCATCGAATGGGATGTCATGAGGCACGAGGAAGACGTCGCCGTCCCGCAAAAAGATCCGAGTACCGGCTATCGGTATAACCAGTTCAGCGGGTACACCAACAAGCAGGTCGACGCGCCGACCTACAAGGAAGCCTTCGCAATCGCGGCTTCCACGCTGAACGCGGGCAAATCGTTCGGGCGCGACGCCTACGACGATCCGTCGTTCCAGGAGAAAGCGGCCGCAAAGACGCTCATCGGCATGAGGAAGTTGGAGCAGAAGATCCGACGCGGAATGGAGCTCCAGGCGAGCCAGATTCTGACCACGGGCGTGCTGAACCTGACCGACACGGCCGGAAACACGGCGTTTGCCGTGGATTTCGCGCCCAAAGCGGCCACCCACTTCACGAATGCCGGAACCGCGTGGTCGACGGCGACTGACCCCGTGGTGGACGACATTCTGCCCTTGTGCGACGCGATCCGAAACGACGGCAAGCGCGACCCCATCCGCATGCACATGGGTGAAGGCTCTTGGGAAGCTGCTCTCGCCATCACCAAGTTCACGGATCGGCTCAAGGACCAGTTCCTCAACCTCGGTTCGAGCACACCGATGCCGAATCCGGGGACGAACGGCGGCAACCTGCGCGGGTGGCTCGAAGTCGGTTCGTATCGGCTCGAAATCTACACCTACGGCGGGCGGTACAAGCACCCCCAAACCGGGACCGTGACCAAGTACATACCGGACGATAAGGTGATCATCGAGTCCGGCGGCCGGCTTGACGCCTACTTCGGCGCCATTCCGAACTTCGGGCAGGACGGCCGAGCTCTTCGGTACATGCCGTCGAGCCGGTTTGCTTCTCCGGGTCGCGGGATGGACATGACCGTCAACGCCTGGCTGGACAACCCCGGCGAGGTGCTGAATGTGGGCGTCGGCGCCAGAGTGCTGCTCGTCCCGACGGCCATCGACACCTTTGGGTGTCTCGACACGGGCATATAGTCGTGGCGAAGCGCTGGAAAAAGAAGGACGAGGCGACGGTTGAAGCAGCGGTGATACCCGTGGCCGAGACCATCGCCGAAGTCAAGGAAGACGTGGTTTCTGAGGTCCCATCGGAAGCCATCGCCGAAGAGGAAGCATCCATTCCGCTCCCAGAACCGGTTGTCGAGGTCCCAGTCGTGCCGGTTTTTCGCGTGAAAATAGGGACATCCATCAGCGCGAAGGGGCGGATCTTCAAGCCAGGCCAAGAAATCACGCCGGCGGACATCCGAGAAGGATTGAAGGGGCTGGAAGACTTGGTGAGGCGAGGACTGTTAGACGTTGAATGAGCTTGCGAGCGACAGCGGCGGCGGACCTGGTCGGAATCCTACAGGATACCGACACGGGCGGCGATTCGGTGACAATTACGGCTCCGGATGGTTCGACCGCCGTTGTTCTCGGTTTCACGTCTGACATTCATCTCTCAGTAGACCCCGGAACAGGCGAACTTGTCAGCGGATGCAAGGCTTCGGTGTCGGTACTCATCAGCGATCTCGAAGACGCGGGATTCGGCGCGATACATAGCGTGGCGGATTCGTCCTCACGGCCTTGGCTGATTACGATGGCCGATTCAAAAGGCACTGAAACCGTTTACAAGGTGGTTGAGACGAACCCTGACCGGTCGGTCGGGCTGATGTTGATCTTCCTCGGGGAGTATGAGCAATGACGCAATCTATCCCCTTGATCAACAAGAACGACGGGTTCGAGACGGTTCGAGATGCCATAGCTTCCATTCTGGCGACCGAGACGGCGGCTCAACAGGTGCTGGCAGCGGCCGCAGGGCAAGATCCGGATGATTACAAGTTCCGAGTCTTCGCCGAGCGCGCGGCCCCGTGGGAAATCTTCGGATCCGATGACGTAACGCCGATTGTGAATGTCTGGTTTGACGGGTCCAACTATGACCCATCGACTTCAAACGTATCGACGCGCCAGAAGGGGACAAGCCGTTTCAACATTGACGTCTACAGCCGAGCGGTTTCAACGGAAACCGAAGGCGGGCACTCGCCCGGTGACGAAGCGGCCGCGAAGGCGGCCCACAATGCGGCGAAGCTCGTTCGCAACATCCTGATGCACGACAAGTATAAATACCTTGGGCTCCAGGGGACCGTGTGGCGCCGTTGGTTGACGTCACTGACGACCTTTCAGCCTGGAGCTGGGACGCTTCCCGTGGAGAACGTCGTCGCCGTGCGGTTGGCTTTGGAAGTGGACCATAACGAGACCATCGATCTTGAAGATCACGAAATTTTGGAGATCGTGAATGTGAAAATGTATCACGACTCGGTTGACGGGCAATTGATCGCTGAATTGCAGTTCGGCGAAGAGGACGAAGGAGAATGAAATGAGTATTTCAACGGCATTTGCGCCTACCCGAGTCGCGAGGGGAGTAGCGCTCAAAACATATCCGGAAGGAATCGGCGCGGCCGGAACTAGGTATCGCCCCGTTCGCGTGGCTTTGATAGGCCAGGGGAGCTCCGGATCAACCTACACGGTCGACAAGCGGCAGGTGTACACGGCGAACGAGGTGGGCTCGGTCTACGGGTACACTTCGCCTTTGTACCTCGCGGCCTTGTCGCTGCTTCCAGTGAACGGTGACGGCGTCGGAGACATACCGGTTACGGTCTACCCGATAGCGAATCCAGGTGGCGGAGCGGCCGCGGCTGGGTCCATCACCCCGTCTGGGACCGTGACCAAGCGCGCGACGTACTACGTCAAGATCGCGAACGTGGTTTCCGACCCCTTCGTCGTCGAAAGCGGCGATGCCGTGGCTACCATCTGCGACAAGATGGTAGCGGCCATCAATGCCGTGAACGGGATGCCAGGCACAGCGGCGGACGGGGCAACGGAAGTTAATTTCACAGCCGGATGGCTCGGGGACAGTGGTGACGACATCTACATCGAGGTCGTTTCGCCCGATGACGCTGAGGTTACCTTCGTCATCGTTCAGCCGACCGGCGGCTCGGGGACGGTGACGGTAACGGCGGCGCTCGCGCTCATCGGCGAAGCCTGGGAGACTCACATCGTGAGCTGTCTTCCCTACACGGACGACACAGCCCTGGACAAGTACGATGAGGTCAACGAAGGCCGATGGCTCCCCGAGGTGTACAAGTTTTTCAAGGTCTACTCCGGATGCGCCGAGGCCACCCTCGCCACGGTGACGGCGATCACGGACGCGCGCAAAGAAGACCGAACCAACATCATCGTGACCAATCCGGGCTCGCACGATCTGCCGCTTGTCATCGCGGCTGACCACGTCCGACGGATCGCCAAGCTGGCGAACGAGAACCCGGCCCACGACTACGGGTCGCTGTCTCTGTCTCGCTTGACCGCCGGCCTGGACTCTGTCCAGTGGTCGAGCTCTCAGCGGCAGTCGGCGGTCCTTGCCGGATGCTCTACGACCCGCGTTCGGGACGGCGTGGTCAAGGTGTCGGACATCGTGACCTGTTACCACCCAACGGGCGAGGAGCCGCCGGCCTATCGGTATGACTGCGACCTGGAAAAGCTCGCGACGGTCATCTACAACACGGCGCTGCTCTTCGATAACACGAACTGGGACGGCGCTCCCTTGGTGCCCGATGACCAGGCGGTCAAAAACACGACGGCCAAGAAGCCGAAAATGGCTCTTGCGGCCATCTTCAAGATGTTCGACGCGCTCGCGGACGATGCCATCATATCGGACCCTGACTTCGCCAAGGAGTCGAGCCAGGCCGCGATATCGAGCGTCAACCCGAAGAGGTTGGACGTCAAACTGGTCTTCAAACTGTCCGGCAACGCGAATGTGATCTCCATAGACCTCGCGTTCGGCTTTTACTACGGGGAATAGGAGGCGACCATGAGCGCAATTGGAGGACCGGCGGAAACCATCAGCATTGCGGGGCGTGAGTTCCGATGCACTGCCGACAACACGGTCAACATGAAGCTCGGCGGATACGAGAACACGCACGAGGCGAACGGTGACGGGTCGACGCGGATACTCAAGACGCGGACGCTTGCGAAGCTGTCCGGAGTGGCCGTGGAAGTCGACAACCAAAACCAGGATTTCGAGTTCCTGACCGACGTCGCCAACGGGGCCGAGGATGTGGACGTGGTGATCACGTACACTGACGGGACGAGCTACGCGGGCGTTCTCGGCATCGACGGCGAGCTGGCAAACGACGTGTCGAAGGCCACGGCGACTTTCGACATGGCGGGCGGCGGGAAGTTGAAGCAGCTCTGAAAGGCTAATTATGGGCCGCTCTAAGGAGTGCCTTTCCTCCTCCGCCGTGGGGCGGCCCGCTTTTTGAAAGGCATGATCATGGACGAGAAAATCTCAAGAGAAATGGCGGAGGCGGAGTTCGAGCGGTTCGCCGCTTGTGCTCGGTTGGATTTGTCGGAATTTCGCCCCGAGAAGGACAAGGCGGAGGTCGACGCCAATCGGGAGAGCTTCATCGAGGACGTTATGGCGGGGCGCCTGGTTGTCGATGCGGAGGGGTGGCCCACCGTGTTGACAGAATCGGAAGACCTGCCACAAGTGCGATTCCCTCGGCGCCCAAGTGGTGTTGACCGAATTGCTATGGACAAGTGCAAACAAGACGCGCTCAATTACCGGACCTATGTCTGGGTCGGGAGCGTAACGAAGGTTGCGGCGGCGAAGCTGTCCGCCCTGGACGATCACGACTGGAAAAGGATTTGGCGAGTGTTCGACCTTTTTCTGGCTGCGTAACATCACGCATCCGCTGCTCGTCCGAAGGGGAGCTAGCGTTTCCCTTGGATACGACAGGGAAGGAAACGCTTTACACACCCGCGGGCGGGTCATGGAGGAGATGATCTTGACGGTCTGCGCTCGATATCCGGGGATTCCTGACTACAGGACGATGAGCTTTGAGGAGCTTGAGTTCTTCTATGAAGGGCTTCGTTCGGCGCTTTTGAGAGATTCCAATGGCTAAAGACTTCCCGGTCAAGACGACTTTTACCGCCGTCGATAAGATGTCTCAGGTACTTGGCCGGATGCAGAACCGCGTCCAGGCGTTTTCGGCAAAGGCGGCCATGTCGATGAGGCATCTCGACCGGACTTTAAGCCGAGCTCGGGAAGGATTGACCAGGGGACTCAAGACCGGGTTTTACATAGCGAGTGCTGGGGCCGTGGCGCTGGGGGGCGCCGTCGGTTGGGTGATGAAACAGTTCTCGAAGGTGGAGGACGCCCAAGCGAATTTCACCCCGCTCATGGGTTCGGTGGAGAGAGCTAAGGAGCTTGTCGCGGCGTTGAACGATACCGCGGCAACCACGCCTTTCGAGTTCGAAAATTTGGCCGGTGTGGCTCAAACATTGCTCCCGGTCATGGGTGGCGACATCCAAAAGGTGATCGGTACTCTCCGCATGATGGGTGACACCGCGGGCGGAAATGCCGAAAAAATGCACGGTATTGCCTTCGGGTTCACAAAGGCCATGCTCAAGGGCAAGGTCGACATGGAGTCGTTGAACATCATCGGCGAGAAAGGCGTCCCTATCATCAAAGAGCTTGGCGACATGTACGGTGTCACCACGGCCCAAGTGCTGGACATGGTTCGAAAGGGCAAAATCGGCACGGGAGACTTGACCAAGGCGTTCGAGCGCATGACCGGCAAGGGCGGCATCTTCTACAAGGGCATGGACATCGCCTCGAAGACCCTGACGGGGCTCTTGTCGACGTTGAGAGATGTCGTATCACTGACAGCGGCGGACATCGGAGCCGAGCTTGCGCCGACGGTCAAGGATCTTGTCGATTGGGCCATCAAGGCGGGCGAAAAGATGAAGGTTTGGGTCGTCGCCAACAAGGAGCTTATCCGGACGAAGATTAACGAGTTTGTCAAGGAAATTCCGAAATGGCTTGAAAGAATCGCCTACTGGGCGCCGAAGATCGGCATATTGATCGCGACTTTCTACGGGATTTCGGCGGCGGTGAAGGTGGCATCGGTCGCGACAAGTGCTTTCAACATGGCGGTGACTGCAGCCGGGTATGTCGGAAAACTGAAGCCTCTTGCTTCGTTCTTGGGGACACAGTTACCGGCTCAAATCGGAGTATCCACGGCGGCCGCGGGCGGTCTTTCGTCCATGCTTGCCAAGGTTGGGCTTGTAGGCGGAGCGGCCGTTGCCGGGTGGATGATCGGCACTGTGATATACAATCAGGTTATCAAGCCGCTCCAGGACGCCCAAATAGAGGCTAAGCGCCTTCGGCAAGACCTCGACGATACGATGAAGAGGGATATTTCCAAGAGGTCCGCTGGCCAGCTCTCAAAGGATGTTGCGGGAGCAAAGAAACTCATCGCTATTGAAAAAAAGGCTGTTTCCGACATAAACCGAGAGGCGATGTCTCGCGGCGGAATGGGGGTTGGATCTCTTTTCGGCGGTTTTAGCGGCGGTGGATACATCGGAGACCTCGAAGAAAAGAAGCGGAAACTTGAAAGTGCATGGGCGGTCAAGAACGCCCAAGCCAACATCTCAAGGTACAAAGATGAGTCTTCTTATTCAGACGTGGCTCCATGGGAGGACGCCCCGGTGATGTCTTCCTCGAAGGAAACGAGAGAGGTTGTCGAGGTCACTCTGAAGGATGAGACCGGCCGAGCTAGGGTCACCCGTGGCAAGTCGGGCAGGGCTTTTAAGCTGGCCCACACGGGGGCGGTGCGTTAATGGGCCGTTTTTTCGATTTCAGCCGGCTTTTTCAGACTTCATTCGACGGAACGCCCGTTTTGACCCCTCAAAAGGCTGTCTACAAGTCGCCGAAGGGGCAAAAAATCACGTTCGATTTCGAGGACGTGGAAAGCTCTATCAGCAAGAAATCGGCGGTGTTCGAGTCGGCGTCCGGGTCTGGAACCTACGTCCAGAGCAACGGACACACGAGCGGCCGGTTTCCGATGGTTGCCATATTCCACGGGCCAGGATACGAGAAAAGAGCTTCCGCGTTCCTGGGGGCGCTTCTGGAGGACGGTGTCGGCGTCCTTACTCATCCGGTCTATGGGGCCGTGAATGTCGTCCCTGTCGGCGAGATTGCGCGCACGGATGCTTTCAAGAGTGCTGCGAATCAAACCATGTTTGCCGTTTCGTTTTACGAAACCACGGGGCTCCAGGTCGGCGGGGCAAAGTCGCTGAATCAATCGTTTGATGCTCTTCTCGACGCATCGGCGGCCGATTTCAGCGACAAGGCGTCCCTCGACGACCCCGTCAGTGCTGAAACCTTCAAACAACGCCTTGAAAATACGGTCAAGACGATCCAGTCGACCATGCGGAAGGCGTCTCAGGGGGTGTCCGCCGTGACCGACGGCATGGACGACATTGGGGACAGCATCAATCGAGGTATCGACTTGTTGGTCGGCTCGCCGCTCGGGATGGCTCGCCAAGTACAAATGCTGATCGGCGCTCCCCGAAGGATGAACGATTCAGCCCAAGCCAAGCTCGATGGATATCGGAACATGGCGCGGGACATCTTCAACCGGACGCTCTCGGAGCCCTCGGAATACAGCGAGGACACAATCAACCAGTTCCACCTTGACAGGCTGATTTCTCAAACGGTCGTCGCGAATCACACCATGTTGTCGGTTGAAGCCGTGGGGCAGTACCTCACGAGGGACGACTACTTGACGGCGGCGGACGTGGCGGCGACTTTGCTTGAAGAATACCAGGCATGGCACGACCTTCAATATGCCGAGTTTGCCGAGTCCGAGGTATGGGCGGCGACCACGGACACGGGAGACGGGCTCGCGGACCTTCGGGCCCTTGTGGCTGGGATTTGCGGACAGCTCGTCGGGTTGTCCTTCCAGGGCAAGACGCGGATGGTCGCGGAGCTTGAAGGGTCTCGAACGCCACTTGACTTGTGTTTCGAGCTGTACGGGACGACGGCGCCGGACACATTTGACCATTTTTGCTCGGTCAATGGGCTCCACGGTGACGAGTTCTTTTTGATTGGAAAGGGGCGAGAAGTTGTCTGGTACGTTTAAGGCCAAAGGCGGGGAAAGCTGGTATCTCGTCGCGATACAGACAAGCGGCGTTGATACCGACGCGGATGTCATCCGCCGCGCAAATCCTGGCCTTAACGAACCGCTTCCACCCGGAGCCATCGTCCAGATACCGGTTGACTCTCCATCCGGCGAGGTGGAGACCATTCCCGGCCTGTCGATTCGTGTGGACAACCAGGAGATCGGCACATATGACGATTTCGAGCTTGCCCTTGCGATTGACGCCATATCAAAGGGCGGGTTTACCGTTCCCAACGAGCCTGAAACCAGAAAGATATTCGTTCCGCTGGCATCGCCGAAGGTTGAGATCCGGTATGATGGCGAGCTCCTTCTCTCGGGGCGATGTGAGAGCCCTCAGCCTGATAATTCGTCGGAATCGAAGACCTTGAATATCGAATTCTACGCCGGCGCTGGCATCTTGGAGCGCGTCCACCCGCCTATGTCGGCGTTTCCGTTGGAGTGGAAGGACACGGCTCTGAACCAGATAGCGGACGATCTTTGTCGATATCACAGCGTGGCTTGTGATTTCCAGGCGAGCGCCGGCGCTAGGTTCAAGCGAGTGGACATTCAGCCCGAGAACGTCGTCCTCGACTTCCTGGCCGGACTTGCAGCCCAAAGGGGACCGGTTATCACGTCTTCGGCCGATGGGCAGCTTGTCTTCTGGACTGGGACGGCTCCGGGGTCTCCGGTGTCCCGATTGGTCAAGGGCGCGGCTCCGTGCGGTGAAGTGTCGGTCCAGTTCGACGAATCCAAGTTTTACAGCTCGGTCACCGGGAAGATTCCTGCTCACTCGAAGAAGGGCAAGGGGTCGAGCTTCACCGTGAACAACCCAAACGCCGGCGAGCTGGTCCGCCCGTTCATTTTCGAGGCGCAAGATATCGACGTCGGCGAGCTCGAAACCGCGGTGAATACCATGGCGGGGCGTATCTTCGCGGTGGTGGTGTCGGTGTCGGTGGAGATCCAGTCATGGACGGCGGACGACGGATCCATCTACTGGCCAAACCAGACGGTCACTTTGACATCTCCCGAGGACTACATTCCCGAGGAATTCGAGTTTTTGGTTTCCGAGGTGACGTTGAAGAGGTCTTCCTCGGCTCGGTCGGCAGTTCTAAAGCTCGTTCTGCCCGGTGTCTATTCCGGCGAGATTCCGGAGGTCATGCCATGGCAATGATCGGCCAAATCAAAGAAGTCAAGATCGTCGATGGGCGCATCGAGGCCGTTGTCGAGACCGGCACGGGGCAGGAAGTGACGGCGAACGTCATGGCCGGCGCCGGCTCCGAATACCATCCGCTCGCCGGTGATACTGTGTTGTTCCATTGGGTGGGCCAGGAGGTAGTTGTCGCGGCCGTCATCGGAGCGGATGCCTCGGCGAACGCCGGAGAGGCCCTTATTTTCGGCCGCAATGCTTCGGGGGTGGTTGTATCAAGCGTCCACTGCAAAGCCGACGGGACGGTCGTCACGGGTTTCGGAGCGGACTTTGTGGCGATGGCTGCTAAGGTCGACTTGCTTTGGGCGACTCTTTGGGGGACATTCAACACATGGGCTCCAGTGGCTCAAGACGGCGGCGCCGCGCTCAAGACTGCTTTTCTGGCTGCGTTTCCGCCGCCCGGGCCGAGCTCGGTGGCGAGTACCAACTTGAAGGCTGATTAAGATGGGTGATTACGGACAAAACGCGATTCAAGCCGGAGACATCCTCATGTACCAGGGTGACCAGGACTCCGGGGACATCCTCGTCGAGGACGGCTTCGTCGTGATGACCCGTTCTTTCGAGACCATGGCGTATCTCTGTCTCTTCGGCGGCAACGAAGACGACGACGGTTCGGACGCGACCAAGAACTTCCAATGGTGGGGTAACGAGGGCGAGCTTGAAGAGCGACAGTATCGAGGTCAGTTCCAAGCGCTTTTAAAGGGGGCTCCCGTGACGAGCCAAACACGAATAGACCTTGGAAACGCGGCGCTCGCAGACCTTGAGGACGTTTTCGTCGGTGGCGGGTATGCTTCGGCCGTAGACTTGGACATCGAAATGCCATCGAACAAGCGCGTAGAATTGGCGATTTCAATCAAGCTGACCGACGGGCGGGAACTGCCGCTTCGGGTCTCAGGAGAATTGGCATGACACCCCGCAAAACCGCGTCTGAAATATCGGATCTCATTGTTGCCCAACTTGAAACCGACCTAAGCACCACGATCCCTCTTCTTCCGAAATCCTTCATCCGCGTTTTGGCGAAGGTTTTGGGTGGTGTTTACGTTCTTCTGTACCACTACGCCGGGTGGATTCTTCTCCAGCTGTTCGTCAAGACGGCATCGAATGAGGAAGTTGTCATCGGCGGCGTGGCGATTACCCCCCTGAAACAGTGGGGCTCTTTGGTCGGCGTCTTTCAAGACGAGGGGCAGCGCGCCGAGCTCGAAATCGAGGTTTCGGTGTTGACCACGGGCGGAACGCTGACCAGCGGAACGCGGTTCATCAACCCAAACACCGAAATCATTTATATCTCGCTTGGAGATGTGGCCAAGGACGCGGCGACAATCACGGTCCCAGTCCGAGCGACGGACGCGGGCGAGGCCGGGAACCTAGACATAGACGCGGAGCTCTACTTCGTGTCGCCGCCGGCGGATTGTGAGAAAACTGCGGTTGTGACGGCGCGGACACTGGACGGAGTGGACGCCGAGGAAACCGAAGTCTTTCGGCAAAACATCATCGATAGGTTCGCAGCGCGGCCCCAGGGGGGCGCATATGCCGATTATAGGGACTGGGCGGTTGAGGTCACGGGGGTACTCAACGCCTACCCGTACAGCGGCGGAGCGCTTCAATACAGTACGGGGGCGAGCTTTTACAATGACACCGGGCTACATACAACCGACGGCGGCGTAACCTATCCAAGCGGCGCCGGACAGGTTGACATTTTCATCGAAGCCGAAACGGGCGTTGACGGGATACCGTCTTCGGCGCTGCTTGAGGAGGTATGGGAGTACATCGAAGCCGACGACACAGGCCTTGCAAACCGACGGAATATCAACGCCTATGTGAACGTGGCGGCCATAACCCGGCGGACGTTCGATGTTACAATCACGGGTCTTGCCGTTGTGGATGCGGTCGCGACTCAGGCGGCGATTGAAGCAGGCCTTGAGGACTACTTCCTCGAACGCGAGCCTTACATTCTAGGGCTGAATATTCCTCCAAGGCGCGATATGGTTTCCCTGATGGACGTCGGCGGGACAGTAGGCAAGCTGGCGGCCGCGAATGGCGGCTATGTGACCGCGGTGTCGGTATCGGAAGATGGGCTTGAGGATGATTTCTTTCCGCTCCAAGAGGGCGAGAAAGCGAAGCTCGGGACGGTGACATGGGTGTAGATTTTCTCAGCGTCTTTGACCGGCTCTTGCCTCGGTCTAAGTTCTGGTCGCTTGTTTTCGACCGGACGTTGAGGAAGTTCTTCTCGGGGCTTTCGACTTTGCCGGAGACCATCAAGGCGCATGTGGACAGTGTGTTCCTCGAAGCCTTCCCTGCCCATACCACGGTTTTTACCGACTGGTCTGTTCAGTTCGGGTCACCCGAGACCCTGGACGAGGACGGACTGGACGCCGAATGGGCGGCGTTCGGAGCCCAAACACCGGAGTACTTTCAATCCATCATCCAGGCCGCGGGGTTTGAAAACCTTTACGTCCATGAATGGCCGGTTCCGGCGAGTGACCCTGTCGAGTGCCGGAATCCCATTCCCTATGTTCCGACCTCGCGAGTGCTGGTAAACGATGTTGTTTCGGTGGAGAAAAACTGGAAATGGCAGTGGGGACAAAAGCCGACGATGGCTCAATTCCGCTCGGACGCCTCAATTAGATTTGGCGATTATGAAGGGTGGGAGCTTCGCCCGAAGGTTTATCCGTGTCCAGATATTCCCGATGAATATCCACATTACTTTTACCTTTGCGGTGCAATTTGGCCGCAATACACGGCGGTTCTGAAAAGCGAGCTTCGGAAGCTGTATCGGCTCATTTACAAAATGAAACCGATGCACCTTCGATGCGTCCTGCGGGTGTACGTGGTCGATGACGGCGAGGGCGAGGGCGATTTTGACATTCAAGATACGTGGTGGCACGATGACCAGTATCAAGACACGTTGGACGGGGACGACATCATCGAGGAGATTTACTGATGCCTATTTCTGAAAAACGAATCTTCCGAATCAACGATTATGTCGAGGCCATCGACAACGCCCAATTGTGTTTCGAGCCGACGAACGATCCGGATCTCGGTTTCCGTATATGGTGCGGGAAAGATGTAGACGGAAACATCACAAGGTGGCTGGCGAAAGACGAGGATGCCCGCGTAGCGACGATGTATTTGAACGACGGTCTTTCAGATGCCGATTGCACTTGGACGCTCGGACATATCCCCTTGTCGGCTTCTACAACCGAATGGGACGACATCGAAACGTTGATTGGCTCCGAGGGCTCGTTGTTCGCAGCGATTCTCGCGGCCGCTGGATCTGGTGGTGGAACGCTTGACGGAGCCTATGACTTTGGCGGGGCCGGGGCGGGGCGCTCGATCATTGCCGATGCCGGGGCGGTTGAGATTGCCGTGCCTGCGACGGCGGACAACGGGGCGCTGTATCTGACGTCCATATGGACGGGGCCGCCACCTTCGACCTATGCAAATCCGGTTCTCACGATAGACAAGCAGATCTTTTCCGCGGCGTCTCCGTGGGCCGATTCGTATTCGATTTTCCTCACGGGCGCGGCGAACCAGTTGATATGGTCGGACAAGTCTTTGTATGTCGGCGCGAGCGACTCGACACGGTCAACAGGGGCTGGATGGCTGGCTCTTGACGACACGTTCGCCGGGCTCTTATGCACCGATTCCACGGGTTGCGTGTCTGCGGACTTGCAGCTATCCGTATCGGGTACGTCGTATGCTCGCCTGAGCGGCGACGGCGTCGGATTCGCAGACGGCAACATAGCTGCCAGCACCTGGACTGGAGACCTCGTAATCTCGGATTCTTCCGACGAATGGGACAACGCCGAAATCTTGGGCGGCGGCGAAGCGTCCTTGCTCGGGCTCATTCTCGCGGCGAAGGACTATGCCGGTCCGGCGGCTCTGGCCGATCATGCGGTCGGGTACGGTTCGTCGGGTGGATTGCTTACCGGGGATGCAACCAACTTTTATTGGGATTACACGAATAAGCGCCTTGGTATCGGGACGAATTCACCGCAAACGGCGCTTGATGTTCGTGGAACGATATATCTTCCGGGCGAAGAGATCACGGTCGCATCTAAAAGCAAAACGCGCGTTTATCTCAAAGACAGCGTCGGAAATTATCTAATCTATCAGCCGGAATATTGGACCGGAACAGCCTGGGCGACGGCGAACAATTACGGATTCGGGGTTTACGCGCTTCAAAACAACGTAGGGTCGTACGATGTCGGATTCGGATCTGCCGCGCTCTACAACAACGTAGGGTCGTACGATGTCGGATTCGGATCTGCCGCGCTCAGATACGGCCAGGGCAATTACAACCTCGCCATA